CCATGCGGCCTGGCGTCCGGTGACCTTCTGAATCCATCCGTACTCGAGGTAGGCGGCGTATTGTGCTACCCTCGGGTTGTTGATGATCCCGACGTTGACGCTCATTGGCTCCGGCGCCTTGCGCCCGGTGATCCAATCGGCAAACCGGGACGCGGCGGCCTTGCATCCGGCGGCCAGCGCTTCTCCTAAGTTGCCTAATGTGCTTTTAATTGTGAACGCCATCACGATTTCCTTAGCACCACGGGTGGTACTTGCTCTGGATATAAATCCGTCCGCCTAAGATGTAGGGTTGTAGCAGGAGCCATACCTGCTGGCCGCACTTGGTCTGCAGCCAATATTCGCCGGCCACCGAGTTTGCCTTCGGTAGGTCAAACGAGGTACTCACAGAGCCCTCGCTGGCGCTCGAAAGGCGGCCGACCTGGTTCGCCGGTTGGTCCTGCAACAGTAAGAGATGGCACACCGCGTAGTCAATCAGGCGCTGGCGCGTGTACACGCCGCGGGCCGGATCGTAGGGGTATGGGCTGTTCTCCGTGTTTGGGAAGAACTCCACCGCCAAGTCATACGCGTTCTCGATCAGTTCGTCGGGATATTTGGTCTCATCCTGAAAGTGGATGAACCGTGATCTCCACTCGCTTGCGCTGAAATCATAAATTGCCATCTCTGCCTCCTCCGGTGGGTGGTTAGTCATCCTCTACAACCTGGACCTCTTTCGGATCTATCGGTTCCAGTCCGTGGCGCTGGCTCTTAACGTCGCCATTGCTGTGGATTGACTTCGGATCTGTGATCTCCATCAGGCATGGTGGGAACCCGTTATAGCTCTGAAATGCGCGCTCGCGGCCGTGCAGGCGCTTGATATTCTCCCAGTCCTCTTTAGGTAGCTGGATGGCTACGCTCTGGCCTACGCCGAGCAGAATTCCGCCGGTCTGCTTGATGTTGCTGTTGCATCCTGGGATCTCGATGGTCTTAGTGCCGCCGTCCTTGCTTGGGATGTCTGTGAAGATGATCCCCTGCGGCATGTGGCTCGCGATGGTCACAAAATCTTTACTTGTTTCGATTGGTGCTGGGGCTTCTACGGCGTTGCTCTCAACTACTGCGGCCTTCTGCACATTTGCGGCTGTTTTCTTTGAACTCATAATTTGTACCTCTTTGTATTTACGTGTCTTATCAAAAAAGGCGCGCTGTCTCGGCGCGCCTCCCGTTCTGCGAGTTTTAAAATCGTACTAGATACCGGTCATGGTCTTAATCAGTGACGGTCTCTTGATGATTGCTCCCCAGGTTCCGCCGACGGCCTTCTGCTTGAAGGAGGACATCTCTGGAACTACACGGCCCATTCTCATCTTCTCGGAGTATGCCAACTCTGCGGTCTTGCTTGCGAACAGTTCTGGTGCAATCAGGTACAGCATTTCGCCGGATGCGGTGCTCAATTCAGGCAGCTGGATGATCTTAAGGTTCGGGTAGTTGTCCTTCAGCATCTTGGTGGCGCTCAGACCGAATGCGTTTAATGCGTTCAGGTATGAGGCTCTTGCATTGGAAACTGCCAGGACCATCTTGGTGTTAGCGTCCACATGGCCGCCGTTGTCGGTGCAGAGGGCGTTAATCAGCTTCAGAACGTCGTTATACACATGGTTTGCGGCATTCTGCGCGTCATTAGCGGCCTTGTCTGCCCAGGTTGAGTAGGAACTACCACCGATGGTGATGGAGTTCGGGCTCTGGGTGGATGGCAGGTTTGGATCGTTCAGCAGGCCATAAATCTGCTTACCCTGCACGCCGTACAGGTAGAACTTGTTGTGGGCCTTAGCCAGGATTGTGGCTGCGGCTTTTTGCTTCTCTGATGCAAGGCTCAGGCGCTGGCGTGCTACTGTTGCTTCCTCCAGGTCGCCATAGCGGATCACGGTCTGGAACAAAAAGTTCTCGCGCTGTGGTGATTCGAAGTTCAAATCAGAGGACACGTTCTCGCCGTGGTCAGAGTATGGTGTTACTGAACCGGTGTATTCTGTGATGGTGAAACGGGTATATTTGTCTACCCAGCTTCCCTTTTTCACTTCTGGCACCAGCTTCTTTGCGTTCATCGCAGAGAATAAAATCTCTGTGACGGAAGGATCGATCAAAGTCACCAGGGCGCTTGGTACGCCTACGTTCGGTGTTGATGTGAGTGCGGCGTCCTGGGCCAGCATCTGTTCTGTCTTAGCGTAATCTACACGGATTGATCCGTTGATTTCGTCGTAAGCCATAAAGTCTACAGCGTATGGGCTGGAAAGACCGCGCTCTTTGTACTGTTCAAAAATTGCGCTCATGTTTATTTCTCCTTAGTCTGTTATCCGTGGTTGCTGATCACGATGAGGTCGCCTGCGGCTGCTGCCGGGGTGGTTACTGTCCATCCGGTGGCTACTTCGCCGCTTCCTGCGGTACCGTAGGTCATTGCGCCGGTGGTTGTATTCACATTCACGGCCTGGCCTACTGTGGCTGCTCCGGTGGCGGCTACATAGAAATCACCGCGAATCGCAACGGTTACCAGCTCGCCGCGCTCGTATTTAAGTTCGCCAGCTACACCGTCTGGAAGTACACCGGTCTGAAGGCGTACAACCAGGCCTGCGAGGGCTCCGCCGCCGGTGCCGTTTCCGGTTGCTACATTGCCTACCGGGGTGCCGGCTTCCCAGTCAGTGCCGGTGAAGGTGCCGTTCCAGCAGAACTGTCCGGCTGTCGCGGTACCGTCAGATAAATAATTGTGAACTGTGATCACCTCGCCTAAAAATGCAGCCTGCGAACCAGGAACACCAAGGGCCGGATCAACATTTACTTTTTTCTGTAAAGCCATTTTTTGTTTCTCCCTGTTAATATCCGATATTTACATCATCGAGCATGGTGCTCAGAATTGTCTTTTTCTGCGCGCCGTCTGCCGCCATCTGCACATTGCTCTTTAGCGCTGATTTGTAGGCGTTGTAACTGTCGCGTGCGGTCTCTTTGGTGCATTCGATGCCGAGTTCAATGCATGCGTCGTAGTACACATCATCGGCGCTGTCGTATGCGTCCACCTGGACCTTGCCGAGCACAGATTTAACGTCGTTTGCGGCGGCGTTGATCTCGTTGATGCTCTGGCGTACCTGCGCAGTGATGTCCGCGATGGTCAGCTGGTCGCCGTCATCCTCGTATGCACTGTCGCTGGCCATTTCCTGGCCGGTGCCGTCTCCCTGGTTGCCATATTTCAGTCCGGCGATAAATGCCTGCTGAACTTCCGGATCCTCTTTTTCGAGGCCGCACGCCTTGAGGGCGTAGTTGATGAGTGATGCCATTTGGTCTCCTCCATTTGTTTCTTGTTTTGCTGGGAGGTTTCCGCCCGCTACAGGCGCACCACCCGTCCCTTGATTTTGAATCTGTTGTTTCTGCGGCTGTGGAGCTGGCTGTTTAGCCACCGCCTTCTGCTGCTGAATTGGTTTTTTAACCGGCAGAGCCTGTTTCTGTGGGGCTGGCGCCTGGGCCTCGACGTTGATGTCCGCCTTTTTGCCTTTGGTCCCTACCTCCACGTCGATATCGTCCGGTTCCTGGTCGATGCCGTAGTCGTCATCGTCGTCAGGTTGCTTTTCGCCGCCGTATGGGCGATCTCCCTCCGGTGCTCTGCCTTCGTCCTGGAAGTCATCGTCACCATCGTCGAGGTCGTCATCGTCGTCGAAGTCCCGGCCGGTATTGTCGTCGTTATCGCCATCGTCGAAATCTCCGCCGGTGTCGTTATCGCTGTCGTAATCATTGCCGTCGTCGAAGTCGTCATCATCGTCGTTATCGGTGATCTTGACTTTGTCGTTATTGCCCTTGACCGTCACCTCTGGTTCCGGCTGGGCGTCTTTGCAGGCGTCCTTGCCGAACTTCGAGCCGAGGGCCAGGATGGCTTTTTTCAGTCTGCCGCGCTTTTCCTCGTCGAGGCTCTCACCTACGTCTGCGATGATTTGGTCAACCGCGCCCTCGATGTCGTTCGTTGCTTCCTCCTGGTGCAAAGCCAGCAGGGCCTGAACGAGTGCGAGCTCGGCGGCCTTTTTGTTTTCGTCTCCCATTCTGAGTCTCCCGTTTTTTGAGTCGTATACCAGAACGTCTGCGCCCGCGCGGCCCTCCTCAACAAGTGCGACGTGGTTCGCGCGGATGTCCCGCATGATAAAATCGTAACGCTGGCCATTCCAGGTTCCCGGCGTGAAATCCGGCTTATACTTGTAGGCCGAGCTTAATTCGCGCATGAATCCGTTTTTCACGACCTTCTGCGCCTTTTGATCGTAAATCACCAGCGAGTTCATGAGGTACGGTGACGCCCATTTTGCCTCGGTGCCCACTGCGCCTACGCGAGTGTCCTTCGCTGGGGCTTCTGCAAAGTCCGCGTGGTGGCGGAACTGCAGCGGTATGCCGTTAAAGCTGGCGATGGTTTCCGGTTTTTTCAGTTCCTCCGCCGGCCGGTATCCCATGTAGGTCTTGTTCGGATCTAGGCCTAGGCTCTCCCATCCTGGGATCTCTCTGCCGTAATACGGCGCGATTTGCTCTTTGGTGAGGGGAGAGATCGCGATGTGCATAAATCCGTTTGTGTCTATCGACCTCACAGATTGTCTGCTGTCAAACGTCAGTCTGTCGCTGTTCATTTTTTGCTCCCTAAATCATCAAAAACCTCAGGTATTATGGTCCGGTACACGCACCGGCAGTACGGAAGCTCGGCGCATTGTACGTTATGGCCGACGTCGATGTCGTACATCCCTTCCTGCAGGTCAAATTCTTGACCGTTAAATTCGCGGTGGGTCTCTCGGCTGGTAAATTCGCCGGGTACGTGAATCCACACCGCTCTGGTGAATCCTAAAGATAAATCATTAGCCCGTTGGACCATTATGTTTAGTTTGTTTGTCTGGTCCATTGCTACGAGCTGGGCCCTCCGTGGGCTGAATCCGCTTATCCCTCTGAGCGTGGCCTCCAGGTCGTTGATGTTCACGCCGGCGTCCAGGCTGGTGACCACGGCCGTTTGGATCCTCTGCAAATCTTCGGAAGCGAGCCGCGTGATCAGTGTGGTCTGGTCTTGGATGATCTTCGGTACGATCTCCTCCACCTCCGGCGCTATGTACTGGCCTCCGATCTGGTGGGTTGTCCACTTCTCGCGTATAAAGGCCTCGCTTAGTCCGGCTTTTCGCATCGCGTCCACCTGGGCCGCTGTAGTTGACTTAATCATCCCGGTGCAGAACCAGTGTGAAATCTGCTTGATGGTCTTGCCCATCCCGAGGAGGATGTCTGTCATGGCCTTGACCGCTCTTTTTCCAAAGCCTTTTAAGGCCGTGAAGGGGTTAGCGTCATGGGCCGTCGCGACCACATCTGTGAATCCCTGGTATCCACTATCTCTCAAATCACATAATACAAAATTTATCAATAGCATGTTTGATGAATTTATTAGTTTTGTGATCTCTCTCGCGTATCGTGCCCTAATTCCGCGGTTGGCTTCCACCGCGCGGCGGCAGCGGTTACGCCTGCTCCGACTCAGCGCTGGTAACGGTCGCATCTGCACGTCCTCCTAGCATCCATTCCCGGCCTTCAAACTTAGGGCGCGGCGGCTCCTGGAACATCCAGGCACGCGGGTTCCCGGTGAGGTCTACATCGCTCGCGTTTCCCTGGGCCTGCTGTGGTTCCTGCGGCGCACTCTGCTGTTGTTCCTGGGCCGCCTGGAGCTGATTAGCCATCTCCGGCATCATCGCGCCCATGTTCGGTTCCGGTGCATCATCGCTCAAGAAGCCCAGCTTGGCCTTCGGATCGTCCTTCACCGCCTGGCGAGCCTCATCCGCGCTTATCACGTTCGCCTGCAGCAGGGTGGCCAGCATGTTCACGCGGGAGCTGGCGCTCTCGATGTCTCCGGTTTCGTCCTCGGTTCCTAACGGGTTAAACTCGAAGTTGATTGACTGGTCTATCTCGCCAAGGACCGAGAGCTGAACTGCGCGCAAAATGCGCAGGATTCCATCGTGGAGCAGTTCCTGCTTACTCATTATGTGGTCGTAGTAGTTCCTTATGTCGCTCTCGCCCGTTGCATTGAATCCCGACGGGCTGATGCCCAGGAGCTTGACGGCTGGGGTGCGGTTAATCGCCGCGATGAATTCCAGGCTCTGGCGTACCACATCGACCACACCGGAAATTGTGAGGGTGATGTTCTTGATGTCCTCTGCGCTCTTATCGCAAACGACCACGCTGTCGTTGTCTCGGTATCTGCTTAGCGCCAGCATTTTCGCGTCGAGCTGCTGGACGCCCTGCGGCTGGCTTAGTAAATCTTCGGTATTGGTCTGAAAAACTAAAAGGTTCAGCTTCTCGAGTATTCCGCTGGTGGCTACGCGTGCCCGGTTCCAATGCATCACATAATCCCACAAAATCTGCGCCATTGGGATTCCTAGGAAGTTGTACGCCGGTCTGAGCAGGGTCGGCGGCAGGTTGTCTCTCAAGATTACCAGGCGGCTCGCGTGCACACGCTTGCCTAATATCAGCCAATAATCAGGGTCGGACATGTAGTTTGATTTCAATGGGTCTATCGCGTTGTAGGTTCCCGGTGCGCAATTGACCGGATCTATCACCACCAGCTTGAGCTCGGTGCCCTGTTTGATTTCGTCGCTTTTTTCGCTAATCTGCAGCGGGATTGATGGGTCATCGGTCCCGGTGTCGATGTAAATAAACGCGCCGCCCATATAGCCCATGGTAGCCACGGCCGTGTTAAAAATCTTGCGTAGCTTGAGCTTCTCGCATTGCTCGGTGATTTGCTTGATCTTATCCGGGTCGGTCTCATCGCCTCCGGTGATGTCGATCCATTCGCGGGTGATGTCGTCTGCCACCGTCTGTATGCAGGTGCGGATCATGCCGTTCTGGGCGATTTGCTGGAGCACACCGTAGCCTATGAAGCTGGTCATCGGGTATTGGCCTAGGTCGGTGCCGTGCTGGACTAGGCTCTGATAAATCTGCTCAAATCCGGCCGAGAAGGCGTGATCTAGTGCAATCCTTGAGTCCGGCTCGCTGTCCTTTATGCCCTTGGTTCCCAGGGTCGCCGGCAGTGAGAATAAGCGCTTAACGTCCGCAAGGTTGCGGATCTTTGGGGCCTGCGGGCTCACAGGCTGGCGCAGTTCTGCGAGCACGTCCTCGATGGATGCGCGTCTCTGCTCCGGTTGCTTGGTCTGCGGTTTGGTTTTATTTGTCATGGCTATCTCCCTCTCAGTGCCAGGATGTTTTCTAAGGTTATGCGGCCGCCGTGCTGTAGGTCCTGCAGAGCCTGGGTCATCGCGTCCACCTGGTCGTCATGCGCTCCGGCCGGGAAGCTCAGGAGCTCATCGGTGAAGCTCCGGATCCACGGTGCGATTTCCGGTGATGGCAGGAATACGTTATGGGCCTCCCACAGCGTGGCTATCGCGCTGGCTCTGGCCTCTTTGCTCTCTGTAGGTACCACCGGTATGATGCCGGGGATCTGGGTTTTCAGTGTGTCGATGATTGCGCTCCCGTTTGCCTTATCTTCCACCAGCTTGCGCATGGCCTTTTTGTGCTTTTTGCTCAAAGCGATGAACTGATGCATGGTGGTTACGAAGTCCCATCGGCCGCGTACCTGGTCCAACAGGTAGAATTGGCCGCCGGCCCTTGCCCACACCGCGCCTACCACGTAGTCGCTTCCGTCTGAATCCTTAAAGGTCATATCCCAGCTGAGCACAATTTTATCAAATTCTGCCGGCGGTGTCGTGTAGTAATTGATCCAGTCCTCTTTGAACACGCCGCCTCCGGCCGGTATTGGCCTCTGCTGGTAAAGCGCAGCCCACTCGCTCGGTGGCATAGTGGCCTGCTTCTCGCGGAGGTCTGACAGCGGATATCGGTCCGGGTGTAGGGCCTCGCCTTCGCGGCGGTACTTCTCATCGTGCTCTGCGATGGCCGGGTAGTTTATCAGTTTCCATGGCCTACACGGCAGTCCGTCCGGGGTCTCGCTTGGCTGTGCAAGCAGGCGGCCTACCAGGTCTGACTGGTGCCAGCGGGTGCACATCACGATAATTCCGCCGCCTGGGCTCAGTCGGGTGGACGCGGTGGAGGTGTACCATCCGTACACGCTGTCGCGTACCGTCTCGGAGTAGGCCTCTTTGCGATCTTTGAACGGATCATCCACAATCAGGATGTCGCATCCAGTACCGGTGATACCGTTGCCAACGCCGGCGCTTCGATATGAGCCCTGGTGGCCTACGATCTCGAGCAGTTTGGTGGTTCGCTCGTAGGCGCCGTTGTCTCCGGTGGCTGCCACGGCCTCGCGTCCGGCGAGGTATGAGTCAAATAACCGGTGGTAGGCCGGGCTGTCCATGATTCTCTGCACGTCTCGGTTCATTCGCGTGGATAAATCGCTCGAGTACGAGCAGGCGATCACGCTCATGTCCGGGTATCGGCCGAGCAGGTAGGCTGGGAACTCGCGGCTCACCAGCTGGCTCTTACCGTGTCGCGGCGGTGCCGTGAGGATTAATCGCGGGCTCTTGCCTGCCACCACATCCGCCAGGAACTCATCGAGCTCGCGACACACCTCCCGGTGAAACCATCCCATTTTGAACTTCGGGAAGGTGTACAGGGTGAAGCATGCGAGGTTGTTCCGCGCTTTTCGCGTAGCGAGCTCTAGGAGGGCCTCCTGGGGCGTTACCTTGGTATCCCTATTCTCCGCCATCTGAGAGGCCCTCAGAGCTCAAATTTTTGGGGTCTGCGGCGGTCTCGGAGGTCGATGCCTGATCTGCTGTCTGTGGTCCGGTGTTCCCCTCTGCCACAACCGCCATCAGTTCATCATCGCTCATGTCCGCCGTTATCCGTTTAACTGCGGCCTTGACGTTGAGGCTGCGATCGTCCTTCCAGTTATCCGGATCTTTGTTCTTTAGCCAGAAGATGATTGCGCCCAGGTTGCCCTTGCGGATTAAATCCTTAAGGGCGTGGACCACCTCGCCTACTCCGGCCTGCTGGCCTTCCTCGTAGGCCTTGAGGAGCTTTTTGTCCTTTTTGAGGTGAATGTAAAACGTGCGGGAGCTTATTCCGAGCACTGCGGAAATCTGCGCGACGGTCATCCCGTCCGCCGCCAGGCTCCGGACCTTCTCGTAATTTTTCAGGTTCTCGCTCTTGAGCTTTCTTGAGATCGACGATGCCATTTGTTGATTACCTCTATTGTCTACGTGTCTAGCACCAATTTTACCAAAGATCAAGACCTCCACGAAACTTTTTTATTTTCTTATGTGAAGTCGTCGATCTTTTGTTTTTGCCGCGTCCGCGGTCGGGGT